CATCAAACTCAGACTTATCGTAGTTGGTGTAACCAGCAACCTTACGAATCTTTAGCTTGAAGTTAGCACCCTTCCAGAAGTCGAATGGGTTGATGGCTTCCTCATCCTTGAACTGAGGCTGCATGGCTTCCTGGATCTTCTGGAAGATCTTGGTCCCGTACTTGAAGAGGAACACCTTACCTTCGTTCTGGGGGTTGGAGGGGTCGCTAACGACCAGAATATTACTGATATAGGTTAGCTTACGCTTACGGGTACGAGCAAGATCCTTATCCTTCTCAACTCCGCTATTCCAGAGTTCGCTATTGGCTTCGCAGATCGGACACTTTTGACCGATGGTGGTTGGGCAGTTATCGATTAGCCAGCCACCCTTGCCCTGAAAGCCGTGTGAGTAGACCTTGGCCCACGGAACATCCTCTCCCTCGCAGGCAGGCAGGAAGCGAATGACGGCATAGCCATTGCCAGCCTTGTCAACTTCCGGTCGCCAGAACCGATCATCCTTGTAATCGGCAGTCTTGTTTAGGTCTTCGATCTTCTTGGTTAGATCTTCAATGCTTGACTTCGAACGCTTCTTAAAATCGCTAAATGACATATAGTCTCCTTATATTAACCCAAGGAACTCCCTTGGCCTATGGCGTAGTATACCAAAGATTGATGTTTAGTCAAAAAAAAGTTTGGCCTTTTTTGGCAGTAAATGCAGATCTCTGCCCTCTTCGACTAATTTTTCGATTATTGGTTTTGATAAAAGTTTTGCAGCTCCTTGAGGCTCGATATTGTAATCCTCACAGTGCTTTAAAATAGCATCCATATATGTTGAATTGTTTTTTGAAACATATTCGACTATTAACTTTGAAAAATCGTTTTTAAATGTTTGATCTATAAACATGATGAATACCCTATATAGTAGTGTAATTTGGAGAAAAAATGCCCGATAATACTGACGCAAATTTGAATATTGGAATTGCTGGTGGTTTAACTGCTACCATTTCTACTGATTATGTTATTGATTCTTACGGAACAACCTCACACGTTCAACTATTTAAGGTAGTTTACGGTGCAACTTCAGATGCTACCAGAGTAACCAGCTCAACTCCTTTACCCACATATTTGGCCTCTACTGGAGTTACCCTCAATACCCGATCAACCGTGGTAGGAGGTGGTACTGGTGGTGCTGTCCAGATAGTTAATTATAGCACATCCTCAATTAAAGTAAATGGCTCTGGCCTAAATGATGCTGTAGTAACTCAGGATCAGGCAGGAAATACCCTGTTAACAAATATCTACACTGATACGCAGGCTTTCTCCACAAATCTAACCAGTGGATCTTATAAAATAAAATCAATGGGTATAGGCCCAGACGGAGCCACTAGCGGAGCATATGTTAGACTATATGATCCAAATACGAATCTGGTAGCAGGAGTTTCAAATGGTGGTGGTTATAATGCTCTAATGGTTCAAGTATTAGGAGCACCAATTGCTCTTACTGCCAATATCAGCTCAACCGTAGGAGTAACAAATTCTAACGCTACTGCACTTTATATTCAAGGATCAACTGGTTCTCCAGTAAGCATTACTGGAGTTACGCTTGAAGCTTTACTTACTACAATCAATCAATCGGGTAATTCTGGTGCAACATTTACATCAAGAATTCCGGCAATCGAAACTCTTTTAACTGCTGGTACTGCAAAAGTAACTGTAGAAAATACAACTCTACCAACCAGCATTCTTACTGGGCTATTCTCGGCATCTACTACTGCTACAGGAATCTATCCAACCGGATTTACTTGTACAAAGGGAGTAAACCTAAAATCAAAATCAGACAATACACAATTTGTCTTTGTAGGTGAAAGTGGATTTACATATGGATATCCTTTAGATCCAGGTGAAGGTATTTTCTTAGAAATATCGAATCTAAACAAGCTCTTTGCAAAGAGTGGTGGTGGATCTACAGGACAAAATCTCTATTACCTAGCAAGATAAAATGGCAGATAAAATTTACTATGTAAATGATGACTCGCCAGTGCTTGTCAAGACACTTGATTCTTATGGAATCAACTTGGTAAGCTCTTACGGTGATTATGATTTAATCGGTAAAAAAATAAATTCATCTCCACTAGTTCAATTTTATAATTCTTTTGGAAAGGCAATTTTTGATTACTCAAATACCGAATCAACAGACGATTTGGAGTATATTGAAATATTGCTTCAAGGAATAACTAATGGAAATACATTTACAGTTACAAGTGGTTATTATGTCAAAGATCAAGATGGTATAACATCAAATATAAATGGAGTTTATCAATTTGATGGGGCGCAAAACGATAATCTTTTATTAACTACAAAAATTTCAGCGTCTACTTTAAATACGGCAGAAACAAGATATGAAAGAGATTATTTTGTTGATCCTCCACAAATATCATTAAATTCTGGATTTACTGGAGATAGTGCTTACATAATAAAATCAGTTACTAACAATGGTGCAATTGGTGATCTTGGGCTTTACGAAGATGATCTGATAGAAGTGAGCTATACTGGAAATACTGCAAATATTGATCGTTATAGAATTCAAAGAGTAGAAACAACTTCTCAAGGAGAAGAGCTTATATTCTTAAAAGATGCTATTTCCAATGATAATAGAATAGGTCAGTTGACAACTTTAAATGTATATGTCAGAGGTACACCTCCTCTTGATTTATTGGGCGTAGATAAAACACTAAACGGATCAGTAAAAACTTATAGAAACGATGGCTATTATTTAGAATGCTTTGAAAACCAAAATGAGCTTCAGGGATACTTAAGAAGATTTAAATATGGTTCCCCAAATGTTCTAAGTACCTGGGTAGAAGATACGAATTGCTCAACTTTCAATACTGGATATGAGACAAATGGGTTGTCATTTGATGAAATTATAACAGTTAAAATTACGGAGCTGGGAACATTGCTGTATGAAATTCATAGAAAAAATTCAGCTACTGAATACAGCCCAAATCTAACATTGAGTACTGGTGTTTATAAGTTTGATCAATCGCATTTCAGTAATTATGATTCAGAAAACAAATATCAGATCGTATTTACTAGAACTGAAGGTAATGTTGCTTCAGCGTTAATGACCGAATATTATACAACTAATTCAGTTGCTGGTCGAGAAAACTCCTACACCATTCTCACCATAACCAGCAATACTCCTTCAGTTTTCTATTACGAAGCATTAGGACTGACAGGAATAGGTGGAACTATAGAAGTATCATCTTAAAGATAGACGATCATCGACCTTAGAAATAACAAAACTTCTTATCTTGTCGATATATCCTAAGTTTCTAAGTTCTTTAAATATTAAATTTTCTTGAGAGAATTCTCCACCCTTTGCAATGGAAGCTCTTCTGGTTTTTGTTATCTTATCCAAAAGTTTTTCTGCTACTTTGGTATCGGTGGTGCTTTGCATAGCATGTTCGATTTCCACGATAAGATCGTCCAATTTTCTTTGAAAGAGTTCATCCTTTTCAAAGTTTACATTTGCTCTTTCTGGCTTCATAATCCATTTTGCTTGTTTTAGAGAATATATTCCCTGGTTTTTATGTGGAGGTTGAACATCGCTAGTATGAGCATAGACTTCTACAGGTGAACCGTAAATTTCAATATCATGAGTCAACGACCAAATTAATTTTTTGTCTTTATAATAATCAGTTTCGTCGTAACAGCTTGGAATCTTATTTGGATCTAATAAAATATGAATATCTAAGTCAGATTTATCTGTATAATTAAAATTTGCATTTCCGCCAGTTAAAATTATATCTTCAACAGATGAAATTGGAGTTTTTGAGAATTTTAGCCATTCTTTTGCAATTTCTAATAATTTTTCTCTTACTTCTTCTCTGAGAAAGTAATTGGACCAAAATTTCGGATTTAATTCCGAATGATATTGAAGAGTTAATGCCTCATATAAAAAATTCCTCAATTTTCTCATATACTATGTAGTTTATAAATAAGAAAGAGGAAATTATGAATCACACACCAGTAAAAGTTGTAGCAGTAACAGCAGGCGCAGCAGCAACCACCATATCAGACAAACATAGAGCAATAATTGTTTCTAATACTGGGGCATCAACATCAATAGTAACTTTGGTTTTTATGGATAAAAATGGTCAAAATACTGATAATTTTGAAATTAGAATAGTTTTAAATTCTGGTCCATTTTATATTCCTTGTAGAATAACATCTGTTTCTTGCACTGGATCAAATATATCAGTAGCACTATTAGTATAATGTATTTAAATAATCAAAATATAATGATATATGGTTCAGATGAAGAAAAATCTTTATCTGTTGTAGGTATAACATCTGGTTCTTTAGAGTTTTTTGATGATTCTGTTACTAGCTATTATTTGGATTTTTCTTCATATAGATTTAAAAAATTTTTATTTGCATCAAAAGATGGCACTGATCTAACTGTAGATGGCGATTATTTTGATATGACATTTAATGTAAATAACAATCAATTTACTCAAAGATTGTTTGCAGAAAGTGGAACTCCTTCTTCTACTGCACAGATTATTAGACAATTTGCAGAATATTATCCTCACAATGCAAGAGGAGTTACATTAACTGGATCTCTTACTGGAATTGGAAGTTCTTTATATCTTGAATATAATTTTGCATTTTTTGCATAAAAAAACCCCCTGCTGGAGCAAGGGGTTTGAAAACTAACTATTCAGTTGTATTAGATACGGCTCTTTGCCTTTGTGCAGCTATTTGAGCACTGCTCAAGGCGAGTGTAAAGTTCATCCACATTTCGCCACATATCACTTCGGACGCTGCGAATTTCATCATTGAAAGTAGCATTGTCAAATTCCTTTTGTAATTGGCAAATGTGCTTCTGAAGAGCACGAATTTCACAAATAAGCAGGAAGACCGTCAGGCCAACGAACGACCAGACAATTGGAGCCTTTGCATTATCAAGATGCAGAAGCAGAGCACCGAACGCAGTAAACGCAGCAAGCCAACGCAGACCAAAAACATTAGTATTAATCATTTTTATTCTCCTTTTGAATAATTTTACTTAAAACTGAAACAATTTGGTCAATTTTACGATTCTCCAGAATCATATTGACCTTGATCTTTTCAATCTCATCCTTGAGAACTAGTACGATTTTTCTATCTTCTTCAGTCATAATCATACTTATATCTCCAATGAGTAGGGTGGGGGTCGAACCCACACATCTACCGTTATAAGCGGAAGGTTCTGCCGATTGAACTACCTACCCAATATCAGCACCACATGTGCTGGCGAGTTAGTTCTCGCTTTCCCGTTAGGGCGGAACGATTTGTTCTTTGTCGTTCCCTGCTGCATCATCATTCTACAGATGATGGCTCATCTGTCAAGAAAATTTTACACTTTTGGTTAGTAACATGCCCAGAAGGAGTCAAAACCAAATAATTGCTCTTCTGGCGGTCAGTATCGTCACCAAGGCGATAGTTGACCTGTGTGCCTTTGTGGAGGCTTACGCACTCTAGGGCCTCTGGGGAGGCCAGACGCTCCATGATGGCCTTAGCAGCCACCACAGCCTCCTCTTGGCAGGAGGACATGAGAGGAATGTCAATGTGGATTCGGTATGCCATTAGTCAATTAGGAACTTCTTTGTGTTTTCTGCCGAGATCCAATCGGTAGAACCATCTTCATACCGAACGCAATACTCAGTTTCTTCGTAAAGAACACCCTTCTTGTCCTTTGCCCGTGAGGTTTGAGATCCAATCACGGTGCAAGGACGGCTATTTTCCGAATTTACTACTTTTTCTCCGTGCTTATACATTTAAATCTCCAATTCTTGAAAACCTTCGTTGTCAGTGTACCAAATTTCGTCAAAGAAGTCAACGCACCACGCCAAACAATGCTTACAAGGCTTAGAATTTCTCAGTTCGTTAAACCGATTCATGCGAAAATTGATCAATTTCAACCTCTTTTCGCCTCTTTTGTAGCATTTTGGCAGCTTATTGAACGCATCTAGCTCAGAATGGACACAATCAATGACATATCCATACTTACGAGCAAGTGGATGTGTCTTGAATTGATTAGTACCAATCGAAACTAGCTTATTCTTGTGGAAGATCAGACTGACGTGCTTCTTTTGCCTCTCCATCTGGAGGCAAATCGGCATCGTCTGCGCTAAAATGTCGTTTAATTTCACGCTCAATTTCGGAGTAATCATAATTAGTCGCCTTTGACCCGACTATCTTCTCATTATAGTATCTCTCAACGAAGAAGTCAATGACTATAGGATAGTGTTTGACAACATTTCTTGCCCTTTGCCGAATTTCTTTTGGCACTTTGGGTGTCTGCTTTGGGTCTAGAAGGCTGTAAATAAAATCTTTACAGCGTTGTAGTGCGTAGATTTCTTCTTCAAGTGTTGACATAAACTCTTCGGGCTGGATTCGAACCAGCGACATGAAAGTTAACAGCTTTCCGCTTCTACCAACTG